AGTAGATATAATATATATTAATGAGGCTACTGAATGCAATGCTGAACGTGTAGACTTTTGCCGTATGCGTCTCAGGAAGGGAAAGATGCCATTTCAGCAGCTCATTATGGACTTCAATCCTGATGCGCCTACTCATCATTTGAATGAAAGAATGAATGAAGGCATCACCACACGATTGCTCTCTAGGCATCAGGATAATCCGAGATACTGGGATGTAAGGACGAATGATTGGACGGAATCGGGGCGCAACTATGTTGTAGGTGTCCTGGAAGGTCTCACTGGTGTACGGCTTGCTCGCTATCGCTATGGGATTTGGTGTGCCAGTGAGGGCACTGTGTATGAAGAGAGTTGGGACCGTGCCAGAAATGTTATCGATCCTTTCCCCATACCTGCATCGTGGCCCAGAGAATTATGGTTCGACTTCGGCTTTACCAATCCGTTCGTTTGCCACTGGGTAGCAGAGGACCCTGACGGGAGGCTGTACGTTTACAGGGAGATCTACAAGACTAAGACGCTGGTAGAGGACCATGCCAGAGAGATTAAGCGCGTCTCACGATGGGGCCAACCCGGTGGCGATCCAATGCCGCGTAGACTCATCTGCGACCATGACGCTGAAGACAGGGCTACCCTGGAAAGACATCTAGGGCTCTTGACCGAGGCTGCTCACAAGTCTGTCAGCGATGGCATCCAAGCGATGCATTCTCGCTTGAGACCAGCGGGTGACGGCAAGCCACGTCTGATGTATTTCCGCAATCTGCTAGTCGAACGTGATCATCTTCTAGCCGAGAAGAAATTGCCCACAAGTGTCATTGAGGAATTTGACTCTTATGTCTTGGATACCCGTCAAGGCATGAAAAAGGGAGATACGCCTGTGAAAGAGCACGACCATGGCTGCTTTGTCGCTGGAACATTGGTAACAACCGATCGGGGTGATGTGCCAATTGAGCAGATAAAGCCGGGGGATAGGGTGCTCACTCGCAACGGGTACAAATCAGTAAAAGCCGCTGGCATGACGAACCAAAGTGCAGAGGTGTTTACCGTTCGCTTTTCCAATGGAGCTACCCTAACAGGCACTGCGAATCATCCCATCTATCTAAGAAATAAAGGCTATATCGCATTGCATGCTATGCGATATGGTGATATAATAATGGATATCAATTCGTACAAAGAAAGGTATCCATTATTATGCCAAAACGTACAACCAATAGAGTTGAGGCAGTCATCTACAAAGGTATCACCTTCAGGCGTTACCCCGATTCAGAGGACTGGTCAAGTAAGAGTTACTACCGTCCAGGATCGTCCCATGTTGTGGCAGGCGTTAAAGCTCTCCATATTGAGATATGGCAAGATGCTAACGGACCTGTACCAGATGGATGCGAGATTCATCACAGGGACGGTGATACCTCAAATAATGCTCTCGAAAATCTGGAATGTCTCACGCCAGAAGAACATGCAAGATATCATGCTGAGAACATCTCAGAAGAGCGATTGGAAGAGTTACGAGCAAGGGCAGATCACGCTAGGGCTGCCGCTAGTGAATGGCACAAGTCAGAAGCTGGTAGAGAGTGGCATCGACAAATTGGCTTTATTGCGCATTGCAATGCTGAGAACAAGGCCTATTCTTGCGAAAGTTGCGGTAAGGAGTTTCAGTCCAGGAGCTTGGATACAGGTAAGCCCAAGTTCTGCTCTAACAACTGCAAATCAGCAGCACGTCGTAAATCGGGTGTTGACAATGAGACGCGTATCTGCGAGCAGTGCGGCAAAGAATTTGTCTGCAACCGCTATGAGAAGACACGATACTGCTCTCCTAGTTGCAAACCTCAAAGCCGACAACAGAGAGAAGAGCGGGCCTGCGAGCAGTGCGGTAAGTCGTTTACTGCCAAGCCGTCAAGTAAGAAGCGGTTCTGCACTCCCTCATGTGCTTACGATCACATCTATAACCGATAAGCAGCCTGTCTATAATCTAACAGTTGAGAACCCCGTTGGTGAAGGTGAATACTTCACCAACGGGGTTCTTGTGCATAATTGTGATACCAGCAGGTACGGGGTAGCAGGACACGATTTACAACAGAGTGGTGTATCGTATTATAAGAGCATATGGAGTTAGAGCATGAGAGAGCATAAGTATCAAGCATGGCACAAAGTAGAGCAGAAGATGTACGAAGTCAGTGTGATCCACTTTGGAGTGCAATACGGTATATCTCCTAGTGATAGCGCCAACCTCGTACTTCTCTGTGATAAGAGTCAGTATTATCGTGAGGGTCAAGAGGTTGACCTAATAGAGTACACGGGGCTCAAAGACAAGACAGGTAAGGATATCTATGAGGGGGATATAGTTCTACATCATGCCCATAATCTAAAATGCATTGTAAAGTGGTGCGATGGCAAGAAAGAGCTTCTAGGCTCACAAGTTGGGTGGATGTATGATAATGGCTATTATATAATAGAATTTGAAGCAACAACAAAGTATCCTAGTGAGCCTAAAGAGGATTATGCAGACGTAACTGTGCTTGGCAATATCTACGAGCATCCTGATCTGTTAAAAGATATGGGATCGTTTGGCTATGATCCCATAACAAGAGTGCAGAAGAGGAATAGCACATGGTAGCATCCTTCATCCCGCAGATATGGGTAGATGCTCTCATAGAGCAGTGCAAAAGAAATCTTGAGATGTCTAATCTATGTGCAGAAGCTGTGGAAGAATGGGATAGAGAACATGAAAGGCGCATGAAAGAAGACCCTGAATATGCCAGAAAAGACGAAGAGTTTGAGAGAGAGTGGGAGGAAATAAGGGAGAACTACAACGAGGAGGACTTTAGATGGTAGCATCTTTCTCACAATCCAAGCAACAGAATCAAACGCTCGCCCAGGGAGCACCAACACAAGCCGATACCAAGCGCCGCCAGACTATGCAGCTTGCTTGGAAGAGCTATCGTGGTGAGCTGCAAGACCCGCTCAAAGTAGCCCAGGGACAGCCCAACGACAACGTGAAAGTCAACCGTTGTGCTCCAATAGCTGATAAGAGCGTCTCATTCCTCTTTAATCAGACATTAAAGATTGAATGCGATGATCAAGACGACCTAGATGCTATTTGGGGCGATGATGATGATAAGATGGTGCGCCTCGTAAAACTGGCGACGAACGGCGTAGTATGCGGCCAGACATTCGTGAAGCTCATTCCTCAAGAGGATACGTATCCTCGCATGGTTGTCCTCAATCCAATGAACGTTCGTATTATCACCTTGCCTGATGATTGCGATCGACATATCGCCTATATCATAGAGTATCCACTCGGAAGTCAGTTGCAGAAGCGTCAAATTATTGCGCGTGTTGACCCAAATAGAGAACTTGACGAGCTTGAGGATCAGGACATACAGGACACGTGGACTATCACGAATTACACAAGGAAAGGCGATAGTGGCAATTGGATGCAAAAAGGCGTGCTGCAAGAGTGGAATTATCCCTTCCCGCCTGTTTTTACCTGTCAGAATCATATAGATCCTAACGAGGCTTGGGGACTGCCAAGCCTCTCACCAGATCTTATTGAGATGAATAAGGTGCTGAATTTTATCCTCTCCAATATCGCGCGTATCATTAAGTATCACGGTCATCCCAAGACGTGGGTAAAGGGAATACGAGCAGGGCAGATACAAATAGCTGTAGACGAAACAGTTGTTCTTGAGAGTGATAATGCCGCAATAGGCGCTCTAGCTGCCATGGAGAACTTTGCGGGGCTGCTCAGTGTTGTTGATGATTTACGTTCGAGTATGGATGAACTCTCTGGCGTTTCTGCTTTTGCGCTTGGAAGATTGAGAGAACTGCCAAAAGGCAATATTTCGGGCGTGGCGCTCAGGCTGTTATTCCAATCTTTAATCGAGAAGACTATCTTAAAACAACGGCTCTACGGGAAGCTGATACGTGAGGTGTCCTGTGCTGCACTAGTCTTATGCGGCGCTATCTCGGTAGAGGAGTACGCGAACTATCCAATCAAGCTCCATTGGCAGAATCTCTTGCCAGAGGATGATTTAGCTGCTGCTCAAACTGCTCTCCTGCTTCAGCAGCTTGGCGTAAGTATCGACACACTTTTACAGCAACTCGGATATAATTCAAAGGATGAGGTGAAGAAGACCCAGGATGAGGCTGCTCAGAAGCTACAGAACTCAACACAAGAACCCGATCAACTGCAACTACCGGGACAACCTCCAATGCAGCAAGGGCAAGAACAGCAAGGGGCAGCAGCATGAGTGATCCCAAGTGGCAACCAGTCCTCATGGTATTGCGCAACGGTGGACGCTTAGAGTGCTCATGTGGGGCTCTTGCTGTAATCGTCATTGGAGATTTAGCCAGCGAGGCCAAGAAAAAGAAGAGGAGATAACATGGCATCACCAATTCCGCTCATCGGAGCGCCACAACAGGCTCCACAGTTCCCACAAGTCGGACTCAACCTCCTTCCACAAGGCATGGTGGTTACAATCCAACTCGGGCCGACCACTACCATTCAGCAGGTAATCGCCGCTGAAACCATGGATCAAGTTGCATCGGAATGGCGCAAACAGCGCAAGAATGTGCAAGACGTAATGAGAACTGTACAAGCCACAAAGAACGGCTAGAAAGTGAGAATTCTATGGGTAAAAAGCAGCAAAAGTATGTCATGACATACAAGATGAAAGACGGCAGTACAGCACCATCAGGAGGTGTAGTCAAGACAGATAGTAAGGGCAAACCTGTAAAGCGTGACGATAGCAAGAAAGGCAGTAAATGATATGGGTAAACCTTCAAAAGGTACCAAAGCCGACAAAAGGCTTACACAAAACAAGCCTGCTCCTGCCAAGAAACCAGCTCCAACACAGTCGCCCGCCAAGGGCATGAATGGCAAGGGAGGGAAGTGCTGATGGAAATACAGCCGATCAAGGATAAGCCGACTATGCAAGTCGTTGATGGAAGACCCATCAAAACACAAATGCACTTGAGCAGCATTGACGGTGTATATGTCCAGTGTCGTCTCCCAGATGGACAGGATGCGCATGTGCCACTCAGGGAGATCTTTGAGCAATTCGATAAAGAGCTGATGAATAAAGTGCGTAGGAATGTAGGAATGAAAGGAGATAAATAGATGACATGGCATAAGAAGTCAGGCACAAGTGCGAGCGTGAAGACGCCTCACGTATCCGTGCCCAAACCAACGATGCCAAAACCTGCGACACATAAGCATGCAGCACCGAAGCAGCACGCGCCAAAAGTGAAGGCCAACAATCAGAAGACAGCCGTGTATGCAGCCAAGTCAATGCCAAATGTAGGACATCATAGTACAGGAAAGAAGAAGTAGATGCGTTACTTCATGGATACAGAATTCCTGGATACAGGTTCCGCTATAGATCTAGTATCCATCGGATTGGTAGCAGAAGATGGAAGAGAGCTGTACTTGCAGTCGGTCGAGTTCGATCCGATAAAAGCAAATGGGTGGATACGTGAGAATGTTCTGCCTCATCTCAAGATCTGCCATAGCTCAGGGAAGTGGAATCTTGATCAATCGCTGTACTCCTGGGAGCGATGTGAAAAGCCTGATTGTGCATGGAGGACACGTGAACAGATCCGTGATGAGGTTCTGGCATTCCTGGATGTTGAGAAGTATGGAGCGCTTGACATAATCGGCTGGTGTGCCGCTTACGACTGGGTAGTCTTTTGCCAACTCTTTGGCACTATGATGGATATTCCGCAGGGCTACCCTCACTACATCAGGGACTTGCAGCACATTCTAGACGAGCGTGGTATCTCTGATGATCAGCTACCACCACAAGAGAACGGCACTCATAATGCTCTTGAGGATGCACGTCATATCAAAAAGTTGTGGGGCTATATTGTAAGAAATGACGCATGGCAATAGAAAGGATAAATCATGTCAAAGAAGCACCCTGGTTTTGACAAGGCATCCGCGAGTATTGCCAAGAAAGAGGGCGTCTCGCAAAAAGCAGCAGATGCTATTCTTGCAAACAGTACACG